TACCTCCTATGTCATGGCAACCTCCTTTCAAATCGTAGGATTTTTGACACCAATACTAAGCAAAAGTTGTGTCAAAACTTTACATGCTCTCGGGGGGAACCGGGCTTATCGTCCGAGCAACGCGCTTCAGTACAGCCGGAGTGGTCAGCGAACTGTTCACTGCGTTCCTCACGTCTTCTTGGAATTTCACACAGAGATCGGTAAGAGCGTAGGCCGCTGCGTGGGCCTCTGGAACACTTTCGTTGCCGGGTGGAATCTGTAGCAACGCCCCAACAGCTTTATCCGCATACTCCTTCAAGGTATCGACTAGAATCTTGTATGCCTCGGTGTTGATGACTTGGGCGAGAGTCCGACCTCGCTCCCACAATTCGACTTCGTACTTGTCTTCGGGAGTCAGCTCGTGCCCCAAACTTCCCTGAATCCGATCAACCATCAAACTCTCAGCCATGTATTAAACTCCCAAGCCCGCAGGGGCTGCTTCAGGACCCGCCGCCAGGGCTTCTTCCGCGCCGAGAGCTGACTCGTCGAGCCCGTGCTTCAGAACATCCCGACCCGCTCTCGCGATATTCTCTTGCTCAATCAAGTCCGACTTGTTGTCGTGTTGTTGCTGGGACTGCTGCCTCGCCATATCCGCTTTCGCCGCCATCTGCGCTGCCGGTGAGTTGGCTTGAGCTTTCTGCTTCTCTTCGTCCGTCATATCTACCACGATGTCCTCGTAGTTCTTCCAATCCGTCACCGCGAAGAACATCTTAACAACTTCGTCGATCTTGACTTTCTTCCCTTGTAGCGCCAATTGTTGAGTAGTCTCGGGGCTCGTCAAAAACTGGACAATCATCGGAAGCGTTTGGGCCATCGCCCGACGAGCTTGAAGTTTCGCCGCCGCGAGTATAGAAAACTTAACTCGGGCGTTCAGAATCTCTAAGACATCGCCCTGCGATTTCATGAACTCGTGCTGCAACTCTTCGCCGAGAATGTACTTGATAGCCTTCACCGGGAGCATGGCTCGGTTAAGCTCGTGAGCTTTGTATAGAAACGGAACAATCACGTTGCTAGAGAGCTTCTCCACGAAATCAGCTACTCGGGAGCCCGCGCCCGCCGCAAGCAGATTAGCCCCGGACGCCGTTCGTGCCAAGCTTGAATGACCACTCGATCCGGCCACGCCTTGCATACCGGGGTCGCTCACGCCTGAAGTTCTCTCGGCCCTCGATTCCGACATCGATATGTGTCGGTCCGCTTCAGGAACTGCTGGCAACCGCTCCAGGACCCTGAAGTCATCCTTGTTGTCTACATCGACGATCTTGCCGGGAGAAACCCGAATGCTTTGCGTGGGGATACTCTTTCCACGGACACGGGTGTAGACTCCATTGAGATTCAATGAGGCGTTATCGAGATAGAGGTTCGTCAGACCTTGCTGCAACCTTTGTTCAGCGCCGATAACCTTCGCGAGACCCATCGACCAGAAGGCCTCGGGAACATCCCACCAACCCACGGATAGAAATGGGATCTCTCCGTAGGGGTTCATATCGTTACAAATCACGATCTTCTTATTCAAGATCGCAATACACTTTCCGTTATCCCAGCGCTCCAAAACTTCTAGCGGCTGTTCAAACGGATCTTCGGTAGTTTGCTCGTAGCGAGCTTCTGCGCGGGCGTCCCATAGAGGATTCCGAACCGATATCTCAGAGGGTGCGGCCTCGACAGGTTCCTTCGGAGGTAAGAAAAGCTCCAACAACTTTTCTCTCGGCGGAATCCTAAATCCGGGCCGCTCGCGGAGCTTATCCAGATCGGTCCACGTCAGATACATCCGATGAATGACGTACTTCGCTTTGTTAATACTCGGAACATTCAGACCTGGGTCGATGAGCACGTACCGAAGATTCGTGATGTTCTCGAAGACCGGACGGTCGATGTACTCTTCGACGATTTGCTCCTCAATTGATTCGTCTTCGTCAACCGGCTGAATCGTGATATCAGGCAACGTCTCAGCAACGTTGGGAATGACGGCTTCGGGAACAGTTCGAACATAGATCTTACGCTCTCGAACAAAGGTCTCCCACCCCCATTTCCAGATGCCGGTGCCAAACAGCACCGCATTGAAAACGCCGCGCTTCAGTTCTTCGCGAAAACCTATGTCCTCCAGTTGGTAGCCCAGCAGCGCCCCAATAGCACTGGCTGTAAGCGAGGAGGTCCCCGGTCGCTGCTGAATTACGAACGGAGGATCGTCGTAAAACAACCCGTTGACGACCTGGGGAACCAGAGAGTTCACCGCCGTAGCAACAGTGAAGAAAGGCACGTTCGCCCTTTCGGACTGCGTGCCCTCCCAGTATTGAGCCGTGTACGGCGATTGATACAACGTCGTCGCCGAAGGCCACTGCATAACCCATGCTTTCGTTGAAGCGAAGTTCTCCGCTCGTATGGCGTCTTGAACTACAAGCTTCAGCGCCGGGTCTGATCCCCACATCTGCTCGGCGAGGGCTTTTCTCGCTTCATCAGGTGTGATCGGGGCATGGGTGTGTACAGACGGTTGTTCGAGCTGCATGAGTCCCTCGGTTCAGAGAAGATTAGCCAATAGAAACCTTGGGATCTGGGACCTCTCCAACCTTGGTTTTCTTGTAGCCCTTGCAGGTCAGGGACCCGGAGACCAAGTCCACGCCGCATGGTTCGTCCACCGACACACCACCTTCGCTGTTCACTCCTACGGAAAAAGACTTTCCGCCTTTTCCCCACTCAGAAGGTCCGCCCTTAGAAGCCGACTCCACGTCTCGCGGACTTTCCTGGTGATCGCTCTGCTTCGCAAGCATGTCCTTGCCTTCGGCTTCCCCGTGCGCCCCGCCAGATTGGCCGTTCGCGGCCTTGACGGAACTCACATGGAACTCCGATGCTTTTGCCCGGTAGGGATCTTTCTGACTTGGGTTCTGCTCGACCAGTTGATTGTGTGACATTGTTTTTCCTCTGTTACAAAGTTGGGTGCGTCCTTATAACTACCCCAGAATTCCGCTTCCCAAAATCGGATCTAAACCACCGAGGACGGGAGACGACTTCATTCCGGAATCTTCTTCAGGTACTGAGACAATCGGCTGAGCTATCGGAGACGTTACCCAGTTCAGCTCCCCGGTCTCGGGGTTGTGAGTCAAAAGGAATCCGCCGAACGGCGAAGCAAAATCTTCTTCGAACAACAGCTTCCATCCGGCTTCAACCTTGCTCCAGGTCTGCATCTCGTTCTTCACGATAGACTGAGCCATCGCCGGAGCATGCTTCAATTGTCGAGATATGACATCGGGGATATCGTCGTGGGCGCTGGAACCCATACACTTCTCGAACTCATCGTACAGCACGCTGAGAAACGGAAGGTGTGCCGCAAATTTCATACGGTTGTCATCCAACCACGGCTGTAGCGCCGCCATGCGAATCTTCTTTGCGTCCTTGTTGGTCTCCGCTGTAACCCAGTCTATTCGGCTGAATAGCCCAATGATGTACGCATCGCCGGTCTTCAAAGCCTCAGACTTGATCGCGGGCTCCAGAAGTTTAGACCCAGAGGCGTCCTCAATCGAAACTACGTAGGGTCGGTACTTCAAAGCAAAATCAACAACGGCCTTCGCAAGATCTGACGGCGTGAACCGGGCACGAATCAAATCATGCAGAAAAAACTGACCTTTATCGTTCCAAATTGCCGAGGACGCCGTACAGTAGTCTCGGCCTTTTTTCTTGCTGAACGCAAAGTCCCAGGTCTGGCTCACCGGACCCCTGGACGGCAGCTCGGTGAACGGCACCGTAGCTGAGATCAACTTGTCGCGCTCGAAAATTGAAAACGTCGAGGAGCGAGGATTCTGGTTTAGCTGCCCCTCGAAGGTCTCTTCGTTCTCCCCGAATTCCCGCAGCAGCCACGAGTACGGCATGATCTTAGGAAGCAGAAGGTCGCAGCCTTCGACGCCCGCTTCCTTATAGCTGACGGGCTTTCCCTCGATCTTCAGCTGCTTCGCGACCTCGGGCTTGATCGTAATAGCACGCCCGATTAGGATCTTCGTACACGTACTGTAATTCTCTGTGTACTCCCAGGCCGGTTGACGGTTGGTCTTGATGTCGCCGACGTTCTTCTCGATCAAAACCCCGTAGTGATCTTCCTCGGCGTACCGGGTACCGATCATCTCAAAGTAGTAGTCGCCCGGCCTCAGTAGTTTCTTCGCCAAAAAGATCTTCTTCGAGATGGATTGGCACTGCTCCGGGCTTTCAGAGTTCTTATCGCAAACCGCGTCATCGGCTTTGATTAGCTCGAAGTGCAAACCGGACTTCGTCGATCCAATCGAAGACGCTAGAACCGTGGGCTCTTTGCGATGGACCTTCTTCGCGGCCCACACCGGGCAAGTGAATTCGAACTGGTTGCCCGCGTCGAGTTCTTTTTCTGTCATACAGAACTCGGGGAAGAAGAGGTTCATCAAGCTAACATCGTCTTCCTTGGCTGCGAAGTGCCCTTTCAACTCCTTCACGAAACCTACGGCGAGGTCATCGACGCCGGTAAGAAACAGAATTCGAATCTCCGAAAAATTGAGAATCCACTGAACGGCGTCACAAACATCGATAGTGCTCTTAAACCCACCACGAGGCCAGAGTAGCAGGCGCTGCTTGAAGCTGTCCTGATCTCCGATCTCTTTACCGATCTGCTTTTGAACAAAGAAATCGCAGACAATCTGGTATTCTTCTCGGGTGATACGATTCTCTTTTATGTGCTTGTCTACGCCTGCAGGGTTGGTTCCCCAGCAAAAGTATTTGACAAGCCAAAATAGATCGGTTCGCGACCGGCGACGGACCTCTTTACTCAGAGGCACCTTCTCAAGCCCGAGAGACGCTAAGTTGCGCAAGCTGTTTCGAACATCGACACGAGTCAGATACTCATAGAGGGTATCGTCCGGGATCTTATCCGGCGTCCCGTGCTTCTCAAGTAAACTGTCGAAGGTTTCGAGCATCGATTACTGCAGGCTTCGAACATAGATATGTAGGACGCCCGCGCTGAGTGTCGGAACTTTGAAATTACGCCACACGATGTTCATCGCGTCGAAATCGTACACCGGGTCAGCCCCGACAAAAGAAGCGGGTGTACTACCCGACAACAGGACGAGATTATCCGAGGTCTCTTGGATCGAGAAAGATGCGGAAGCGCCCGGACCCCGCCAAATAACTTTAGAGATCCCTAAGCCCATTGGGTTCGTCAGGGCGAAAAGCGCCGTCGCATTGACACGAAATCCCGTGGTAAACACGGTGTCAATGATGATCGGGTTGGTAACATAAGAGTTTGCCATGTACTTTACCTCGGGTTGCCTCGTTGTCTCCGAACATACTCCAGCACCGCTTCGACAGCGAATCGATCAGCCTGTCCTTCGTTGAGCGGTTTCCCGGCTTGATCTTGCAGCGCGTGCTTATACTCATGGGCCAGCAGAAGAAGTGAGATCGGCGCGTACTCGGGATAGAACAAGCCGGTAGCTAGATACATCAACTTAACGCCGTTGGTACCCTTACCGTCGTGGTAGATCCCATAGTACGGTTCTGCGCTGTCATCGTGGTCATCGGGGACCTTCGTGCTGTCCGACTCGATCTCGGCATCAGGAAAAATCTGGAGATGCACGTCCTTCTTCAGGGGATATTCTCTGTTGAGGAACGCAACGAAGCTGCGCAGCTCTTTAGAAAAATGTGGAATACGACCTTGTACGATCAGCATGGGCTTGGCGGAACGTTTCGATCCCAGGATTTCTTTGACGGCCATCTCAACCTCAATCTACCTTGTTCCGGGCATGCCACACTAGTCGATCTATCCAAGCCTTGAACTCCTCTTGAGAGTAGTTCCGTTTCGCTCGGTTGCACATCGCACAGCACGGACCAGACCGGCAACGAACTCGCAAACTTCCAAATTGCAAACCTGTGATATCAACGGCCGGTCTCCCCATGTTTTCTGAGCCTCTCGTGAGGACAAGCACCCCAATAGCCTTTAGAAAGGTTGCAGTTAAAACAGAGTAACCGAAATCCGTTTTTTGGCCACCCTTGATCTCTAAGTAGTCGGTACATTCTCCAACCTCGGGTTCCTGTTGAACGCCGATGCCGGTCTCCAATTCCTCTCGGACCTACATGCTCTAAAGAAAGAAATCGGGGTTCCCTGATCTCGCAGCCTCCGGGACACTGGCACTTACCGCCGTAAGCCCTTACGAACTCGGATCGGATACTCTCGCGATCTGCCGCCTGCTTGCATCGTGACCCGCAAAATTCTTTTTGTAGTGGTCGTAGCGACTTTCCGCATTGTGAACAGAATCGCATTCTCTCTTCAACCTATCGTCTCGCGTCTCAGGATACCTCGGGAAAAACAGAGTTCGGACGTTCTCCATAAGCCTCCCTATTTTTTCTTTCGTTTGCCGTTGATATTCAATTGAGTTTGACTAAGTATCGCTCTCTTTGGAATCTCCAGTCCGCCGTTACACTGCTCGGGATTTTCCGCGAAGTGGGGAATAAGGATGATCGAGTATTCCAGATCCTTTAAGATCCAACCAACCGAGTGGCAAGTCATGACATCAGACTGAACATTTTCCGAGAGCACCCAACCACGTCCCACGGAACGACTATCCAACCAGCGGACGTACACCAGCGGTGAATGCTCGATGCTGATCGACATGACTCTATCCTTTCTCGGGAATGTTCGCTCCTGCCGCTCGGGCCTTCGATAGCATGATCGCGACGCGCTGTTTGTCCGCCGCCTCTGCGCCTTTCTTTCGCTTCGTGGACCTGAGAATAGCCGGTGGGTTCTCTTTGATTTCTCGGCCCGCCGCTGAAACCAACCGTTTGGTACTACCGGGGAACCCTTTCTTCGCGACCTTCTTCGCTGGCTTTCGTTTTCCGGCACCCAGCATACTTGCCGCCGCCTTTACCTTCGCCCGGCGATACTTCTTGGCTTCTTTAACCGGCAGAACGGCCTCGCCCTTGTGTAGCTTCGCCAGCCCGGTCTTCGGCACCCGCTTCGTGCCGTACTTATAGGACTTGACACGCTTCTCCTGGAGATCGTACAGGCGGACCTCCGCAGGAGTGGAGCTACCAATACTCTTGCGGATTCGATATTCACGAAGTCTCGGAGTTGACTTCATCAGCTCTTTTTCTTCCGAGGTGTCTCGATCCGGATCAGCCTCGGCTTTCTTAGTCCGGTCGTCGTCCTTCTTGGTAGACTTCTCTTCCGATGTCTCGTCGATATCCTTCTTACGAGACTGGAGCGCTGCGGCGGCAGCTGCGTAGGGGTTCCATCTCTTTGTGTCGGGCATGTTATACTCCTAGTGGTCTTACCGGTAAAGGCGACGGTCCAGCTTCGGGAGAGATCATAGGTCCGGGTCCAGCCGGTCCCCCTGCAGCCGGTAACTGCGGAGCAGCGGAGATATCAGGAGGTAACGCGGGCTCTGACACTACCGGTTGATCGAGCCCCAGATATTCACCGACGTGCGCAGATAAGTCCTCGGGGCCGAGGGCGTGCTGCTCAGCATCTGCGGGAGGTTGTCCAGGCTCCGTCTTAAACTCGTGATCAACGAGAAATCGGCCGTTCGCGGTCTTACTGATGTGCATCCGCTGGATCGCTTTCTTGACGGCCTGATCGATGTACTTCTTAGTGGCCTCGGGGACTTTCGGAGAAGAGTCCTTTTTCGACTTGGGTTGGGACTTCGATTTCGCTTTGCTCTTCTCTCCGCCGCCAAGTGCAGATTTAGTCCGGCTGTGACTGTGTTTTTCTGGCATGGGGCTTTACCGTCCTTGTTTGTTGATGAGCGCGTCGGCGCGGCTCAGTAACTCCGAGGTTGACGCTGCGGGCCTATTAGCCTTCGCTCGGACCTCAGCGCGGATCTTGTCGTAGGTGTTGGGGGCTGCCGCAGGTTGAGCTGCCGCCGCTGGCTTCGTCAGAGCGCCGTGCTCTTTCTCGTAGGCTTGCACGTTGGCCTGCTTGGCGTCGAGCGCTTTTTTCTCGTTGCTCAGATTGAAGGCCTGACGCAGATGATCGAAGAACCCGGTCTTCGGCAGAGCGTGGATCTCTTCGGGACCCTCGCTGTATTGATGCGTAGCCTTGATGTGACCATTGGTGGTGTGCTCCAGGCTCATACGCCTTAGCTCGCGGAGCGTGGGCTCGTCTTTCTTCTGACCACCGAGGACTTCTTTAGACCTACTGGGTTTTGCTTCGTCGGCCATTGGGGTAACCCTCAATTCAGTGACATCATCACTGGGAACATTCCGAATCTCACTTCTTTGATTTCAAACTGGGACCGCATTAGAGTCGGGAGCACCAGACGGTGTCCCACGCAGTACGCCATTTCAATTCTATCGAGGTGCTCGAACAAAGGCTCGGGGTCAAACGACAACGGACACTTGCCGCCTTTAATGAAGGACACGAGCTTGACGATCCACGGTTCTCGGCCTCGCATGCCTAGCACTCCTCATCGGGAAGATCATCGAGGTCGTCGTCGTCCAGCTCTATACTCTCTTTGGCTTCCCAGGCATTGCAGCAGCCGTGGAACTCGATGCGTCCCGCGACTTTCTTACAGATGCCGAGCTTGGGACCACCGACGTAGTACTCGCAGTTTCCGCATTGCGTAGGTGGGCCGTCTTCGGTGTACCCCACAACCGACTTGTCGATGGTGCCTTCCATCGTGGGACCAACGTGCTCGCCGTGGACATAGAGTCCACAGACGCCGGTAGGGCCGTCAATCTTTCCCTCGACTACCGTACAGCGGCCTTCGTCCTTAGACTTGAAAAACATCATGCACGCGCCACAATGAGCGCCGCCTTTCTCGCCGATGTCTTTGGCGGGAAAATACAGCACAGCGGGCTTAGCCAACTTCTCGTGATGATTGTATCCTGATCCCAGGATGTCTTTGACGGACATAAGCCCTCGTTTTCTCAGAAAAGGCTGGTTTCCAAAACAGGAAAATGGTAGCGGAGATGGGATTCGAACCCACGACCTTCGGCTTATGAGGCCGACGCGCTGCCAGACTGCGCCACCCCGCATCAGGTTTGCGATGAAATAATTAGATCGAAACTGCTCACAGACTTACTGAAGTCTTGTTAGCGATTTCGGGTTGAAACGAAAATAAGAAATTCGACGGCGCGGCGAGCTGGACCTGTAAGCCCGTGATACTCGCCACTACCGCCGCCTTGGATCGAAAGGCGTGATCCGCGAAGCAACACCGGGTTGAGGTCTTCACCGGCCCAGTGTAGCGCCGTTGGGGGTCCGAACGTTTTACCCCGCCAACCCCCTTGAAAAAGCGCAACGAAGCAGCGGGGGTCAGCTGTAGTCCGATCTAAACCGGTGGGAGGCCGACCCCCTTTCGTTGGTGTCTTAGGTTAGACCCGTTCGACGCTGAACTCGTTGATCTGCACGTAGGTCGTGGCATCAACGGCGGTGTTGATCGAGGTGCTCAGCACGAAGTTGAGGTCGAAGATGTTGCTGACCGCGACGGCGCTGGAGGCAGCCCACACCGGAGGCGAAGGCAGGATCGAGGCGTTCGACAAAGCGGAAACCGAGAAGTGCGCGGTTGCCAGTCTGTCGCTGACCGAAGACCACAGGCACAGGACTTCGCTGTGGAACTTCACGCTCAGGGCTCCCAAGGTCAGGGTACTGAACAAGGTCGCCAGAGAATTGAAGCCGGTACCCGCGACACCTGCGGCGGTAACCGGAGCAGCGGCCCCGATCTGCCCGACGTTTGCCAACGTGGTCTGGCCGAGCGTCAAGGTGAAGGTCGAGGTAGCGATACCCAGGGCCTCACCGGAGACCCGGATCTTAAACGGGCGTCCGTCGAAACTCTGACTGCCGTCGATGTCGCTGAGCCCGACGCTCAGGGCGGACCCCACGGGAAGCGTGGGAGACGGGAAACCGGCGTAGAGCCCGGCAGCCGGAACCGTGAAGACCTGGAAGGCCGTGGTAGCAGCAATAGCTTTTCGGGGTATGTTGTACAGCCCCGCAGTGGTGTTAACATTTGACATGATAGACCTCTTTCGATTTGATATAAAACTTGCAGGTGCTGCAACGTCACGTTACCCGACGTTCTTCTGAACTTCGGCTGGAGACGCCGGTAGCGCCTCCGAATGCTTTTTCCACTCGTGGTGGATAAGACTACCTACACTTGAGAACATCTGTGGGGAAAACTATACGCCTAGGTCGGCGACCTCAGCCGCCTCAGAAATGCCCCAGAAATGACTCGTCATCGGCGGCGTCTGGACCTACTTGAACTCTGCGGCCCTGCGCCTGTCGGCGTCGGTAAACGCGAGTCTGACGGCACCGGTTGCGTGGCTTATGTGGCCCTCGGGCGGCATCGGCATATTTCCGACATACGAAACCACGCCGAGGAGTTCGCCCTTTGCTGAGAACACGCCGGACCCCGAGTCGCCTTGAAAACTCTGGAAGCCCAGGACATCGACGATACGTCCCTTGAAGGCATGGGCTGCGCGGTAATGGCCTTGATGTAGCTGCTTGATATAGACGACGCCGTGCAACGAAGGGTTGCCCCAGATGAATACTAGCTCGGACTCCCGCAGCGCTCTGGAGCCGAGCACTATAAAATCCTTGAAATCAACCGCCTTTATCAACAAGATGGAGTGATCATTGTTGTCGCGGATCACGGAGTCTACGCGGTACCCCGGAACGCCGTCGATGCTGATAAAGTCTGTGGGAGCCTCGCAGTGGCTGGCGGTCAACAAAGCATGTCGGGCGATGCTGGTCCCGCTGCAGTTGGACTCCGTAGTAAGCGTAGCGAAATATAGGACATGGGTTGAGGCCTTGACCTTGCGTTGGATCTCCACGAGAGCGGCGTCACTCTGTACCTGGGAGAGGTACGGGGGAACCGCGAGGGCGGCGAAGGTGGAGAGAACAAGTGCGAGTAAGACCAAGGGTTTCATGGGGTTCCTGTTAAGAGAACGACACGGGTTGAATTCACGGTGAATTGGGGTAAGGCGTGCGAGCCTCGGGGTCTGGCCGGGGGGAGGGGTCGTCTAAAAATAGGGTCCCCTATCGCCCAAACCTACGAAAACAAAGGCCGTCGTCCGTCCGGCCACGTTATGCAAACCACTGATTCGATTGGCCCGACCTGGACCAAGGCTTCGCTCCCGAAAGCCCCTCGACTTAGTCACTCGCCGGTGACCAAGCTCGACCCGGCGGGTCGCCTCAACGGAGTGACCAAGCTGGCGATCCGCCTTTGTTATCAACGAATCGCTGTCTTTAGAGTAGTTCACTCTAGAGACATTCGACCCCGCTCGGGAACATTCGAGGGGATCGACCAGGAGCTTGTACGAAAAGTGCGCGTACGGGAATATTTTCAGGAATTGCGGAAACCCCTATCCCCGCTCAAGCACATAGTCAAGCACCCGCTCAAGCACAACTATAGGCAAGCTATCCACGCAGCGAACGACAGTACTAGACCCAGAACAACGCCAACCGCTACAGCCTGGACTACTCTCTCACCTGCTAT